CAATGGCGCCTCGCGGATGTTGAGTGCGAGGCCGTTCCACACCAGCCGGTGCTGCGGCGTGAGCGCGAGCGCGCGGGCCGCCGCGGCGAGCACCGTCACCTTGTAGACCGTGACGTTGCGCAGCGCGCCCTCGCGGTCGGTCTCCGAGGACCGCACAGCCGCGACCTCGGCCCACATCTGCCCGACCGACGGCCAGGTCTGGGCCTGCGAGCCGCCGTAGCCGTCGGCCGTGCCACCCTCGACCTCGACCGAGACGAGGTCGTGCAACCGACCTGAGGTCATTCGCCGGACGGCGTCTCGGCTGCGGCCTCGGCCCTGGCCGACCTGATGCTCTCCAGCTTGGCCTTCAGCTCCTCCTCCTCGGCCACGAGCGCGTCGAGCGCCTCACGGGCAGTGCGCAACTCGCGCTGGACATCGAACAGCCGGCCGTTGACGTTGTTCTCCTCGGTGTCGAAGAAGTCGAGCACGCTGCGGAACGCGCTCCATGTCAATTCGGCGCCGTAGTAGCCGATCAGTCCGGCGCCGCCGAGCATGGCCAGCACCTCGAACCAGGTCTTGCGGCCGGCGGGCACTGTCCCGGCGGCGGGGGCGGGCTTGGCGGCGGAGCGGGTGCGGGATGGCAGGGTCAGGTGCATGTGTGGTCTCCTTTTGCTGGCGCATCGCGACTGCCCTGCGGGCAGCCGGCCGCGATGCGCGATCAAATCCAGCCGTGCAGCTTGTGGGGTGCGACGAGGGCCGAGAACGCGCGCGGCACGGCGTCGAGCTTGCCGTCCGACGTGACGCCGCGGTTGTGGTAGAGGTGCTCGATCAGCAGCTTGATGGCGTGCAGCAGGGAGACGTGCTCCTCGGTGATGCCGCCGGCGACGAAACGCACGCGCACGGCCTTGTCGCCGGTCGCGGTCGAGGGCCACGACTGGCCGCTCTTCAGCTTGATGACAGGCGCGTCGACGTCCTCCAGCAGGGTGTCGAAGTATGCCGCATCGAGCTGGGTGGCATCGCCGCCGGAGACCGGCAGGTAGTAGACGCCGGTGACGCTCGCGACCGGCGGCCGCGGCAGCAGGATTGTGCCGGAGGCCGGGAACGCCGGCCACCAGGCGTCGTAGGTCTTCTGCGCCAGCGAGCGGCCCGTGATCTGCTCGGCGTGCTCGCGGGCGGCGGTGACGAGCCCGCCGATCAGCGTGTCCTCGGCCGAGTGCAGCACGCGCAGGTGCGCCTTGGCCTCGCTGAGCGTGACCGGCTCGGTGACGGTGCCGGCGACCCGTGAAATAAGCATGTTTCTTGGCCTCTGCGACTGCCCTCCGGGCAGCCGGCCGCAGAGGCCGGCTCGGGGCTACCGCGGCACTTCCTTCACTTGTTCTTGGCGGGTCCACCGGCCTTGTTGAGGGGTGCCGGCGACTTGGTGCCGCCGTCGTCCTTGTCCGGCTCCTTGCCAGGATCCTCGTCGGTCTCTTTCACTTGCTTCTTGACGCCGGCGGGCTTGAACTCCTCGCCCTTCTTCTGGGCAATCGCGGCCGCGGCGACGTTGCCGGTGACGACGTCGCCCTCCCGGTACTGCCGCGGATAGACCTCGCCTTCCGGCACCGCCCGCATGTCGGCGGTCAGCTTCACTTGCATGGTTTGCTCCTTGGTGGTCCGCGCCGACACGCCTGCGGCGCGCCGGCCGGCGCGGACGTTGCAGGGTGCCTGGTGGTTTGCTTGTCAGAGTGGCGACAATCCGGCCCTGGCGGCCGGCTCCGCGGAGCGGAGTCGCCAGGGCCCACAATCACGGCGCGTAGCGCGCGTGGCCCTTGATGATCGCCGCGAACAGGGGCGTCGCGGCGCCGTGCGTGCCGTCGAAGTCGGCGAGCAGCTTGAGGTACCGGCGGTTGCCGATGTAGCCGCGCTGGTAGAGGGCCGCGGCGGCGTGCGCGGCGACCAGCGACAGGATGATGCCGCCGGTCGCGACGGTGGCGCCGAGGATGTCCTTCTGCGCCACCGCGTCGTAGGTCACATTGTCGTCGGAGTGCGTGAGCTTGAACTCGACCTTGTTCGAGCCCGAGAACGTGATGCCGCCGATGCCGACGCCGATCAGCACCGTGGCCGAGTCGAAGCCCTGCAGGTCGAGCGCCGCCGGCGTGTTGTCGGCATCGAGAGCCACCGGCCCGAACGCCAACACGGGTTTGAGAACATTATAGATGTCGCGCATGGGAAGAGTCTCCTTGTGGTCCGCGCCGACACGCCTGCGGCGCGCCGGCCGGCGCGGACGTGGGCTGGGTGCGCGGTGATTTGCTTGTCAGGGTAGCTTCTTGCTGGGCCTCGGCGACTCCGCTCCGCGGAGCCGGCCGCCGAGGCCGTTTGAAGGGTGATAGGCGGTTTGAATGTCAGGGTGGCGTCCTACGGCCCGTCACGGCCGGCTCCCCGCAGGGGAGTCGTGACGGGCCACTGATCAGCTCGTCCCGAACTTGATCAGCTTGTAGGTCTCGAAGTTCTTGACGCCGCCGCCGACGCGCTTGCGCGTGTAGAACAGCACGTACGGCTTGTTGGTGTAGGGATCGCGCAGCACGCTCATGCCGAGCCGGTCGACGATCAGGTAGCTCTTGTACCAGTCGCCGAAAGCGATCGAGTAGCTGTCGGCCGAGATGTCCGGCATCTGCTCGTCCTCGTTGACGCGGTAGCCGTTGAGGGTCGGCGGCTCGCCGTCCTTCAAGCCGGGCTGCCAGAGGTACTGGCCGGTCGTGGTCTCTTTGATTTTGCGCACGCCGGCGATCGAGGTCCGGTTCATCAGCCAGGTCGCGGCGGCACGGTGGCCCTGCTTCAGGCTGTAGGGCACGTCGTGGAAGATGTCCCCGGGGTTCGTGGCGTGGAATCCGGCCGAGACGCCGGTGTGCAGATAGCCGACCTTGCCCCACGCCCACGAGGCGTTTGCAACCTTCGACATCGCGAGGATGCCCCAAGGCTTCTTGACGCCGTTGCCGCCGATGAAGGCCGTGCCCTCGTCCTCCGCGAACTTGATCTGCACCTCCTCGTCGAGCCAGGCCTCGACGTCGATCGACGCGTCCTCGAGCATCGACTGTGTCGCCGCCGGCTCGGCGTAGAGCTCCATCGCCGGGAAGTCCTGCTCCTCGAGGCTCGGCGTCGTCGTCTCCGTCCGGGTGTCGGTCTCGCCGACCCAGCCCGAGTTCATGCCGCCCTTGTTGAAGACCCGCTTGTAGCTCGCCGAGCTGATCGGAAGCACCTGCGCCAGGCTGCGCATCGGCGAGATCTGCGACAGGATGCGGTCAATCGATGAGTTGTCGCGCTCCGACTGCACCAGGAAGCCGCCGTCCGGCTGCGAGCCGACCTGCAGGGCCTTCTGCTGCAATGCCAGCAGGCTCTCGCCGCCGAAGTTGGTCTCGCCGGTCTTGAGGTGGTGGACGATGGCTTCGCGGTACTTGTGGAACGCCGCCTCCTTCATCGACGGGCCGCCGTTGTGGCCGATGCCGGCGATGTGGCCCGGGCGGCCGAGTTTCGTCTTGAGCTCCAGGACCTGGCGCTTCAGGCGGGCGATCTCGGTGGACTTGGCCTGGTCGCCGGCCCGGTCCATGGCGGCGTTGATGCGGTCAAGGTGCTCGCTCGTGACCACGTCGACGCGGCCGCGGCGGGCCTCCTTCAGCCGGCGATCGTTCAGCGCCTTGAACTGCTCCCAGGCGCTGCGCTCGCGCTCACCCGGTGCCGGCTCGACCACACGGGCCGGGGCGCGGACGGACGACGGCGGCGGCGTCGCGGCCGTGCGCGAGGCCTTGGTGGCGATGGTCTCGATTGCCGCCGTCTGCCGGTCGAGGTTCGCCGCGATGGCGTCGAGCGTGCTCGGCGCCCCGGCGGAGCCGCCGGCCGACTTGGTCCGTGGTGCGCCGGACGGCGCCTCGTCGAGCAGGTCCGCGAGAACCCTGTCGACGGTCGGGATGTCCTGAAGATTGTCCATGTTTGATCCTTTGGTGCTCAGGGCTCTAGGCAGTGACAACGGGCCGCGGCGGCCGGCTGCGCGGAGCGCAGTCGACGCGGCCAACTCAAATCAGCCGACGCGGCCGGCTCCCCGCAGGGGAGTCGCGTCGGCCAACTGAACTAAGCGACGCGTTGCAACAGGTGGGCGAGGGCGGCGGTGCGGCGGTCGATTGCGGCGGCCAGGCGGGCGATGTCGGCGTCAGCCGGTGCCGAGACGGTCTTGACCGAGCCGAGATCGATGCGGGCGCTCAGCAGCATCGGGAACGTGACCAGCGAGACCTCCCACAGGTCGATCTCGGTCAGCGATTTGGCGTTGCTGTCGCGGTCCTGGCCGCCGGCGATCAGGTCGTAGCCGATCGACAGGCCGGAGATGGCGCCGGCCTTGAGCAGCGAGTGCGCCTGGCGTCCGCGCTCGAAGTCGAGCAGGATGCGGCCCTCGCAGTAGAGGCCGTCGTCGTCCTCCTCCAGCTTGGTCCACAACCCGATCGGCTCCTCCGGCAGATGCTGCCAGAGCAGCGCCGGCATGACGCCGGTATCGGTCGCCGCCTTCAGCGACTTGACGAACGCGCCCTTCTTGACCATCTCGCCGCCGCGGTCGACGGCGTCGAAGCGCGAGCCGTAGCCGGCGAAGGTGCCGTCCTCCTTCACGCTGCCCGACTTGACCGAGTAGGCGGCACGGCCGACGTAGGGCGCTGGAGCTCTCTTGTAGTGGTCCGCGCGACTCCGCTGCGCGGAGCCGGCCGCGCGGACGAGAGATGGGTGCGCCGCGCGGACGATGGCAGGGTGTTGGGACAGGTTCATTCGGCGGTCTCCTTCTCCGGATCCTTCTCCGGCTTCTTGGCCGGCTGCTTGCCGGTGCGGCCATCGTCGACGCCGCCGACATTGCGCGGCCTGGTCAGCTCGTCGCCGCCCTCGACCGGGTCCAGCTCCTCGAGGGCGCGGACCTCGTTGACCGTCATCCACGCCGGCGTGGCACCGCCGCCGAGCGCCTTGGCATAGACCTCGGCGCGCGATTTCAGATCGGCGCGGACGATCGCGCCGCGGTTGAAGCGGGCGTACATCGCACCGCCACCGTCGAGCACGTCGCGGTCTAAGGCCTGCTCCCAGCGGCAGAGCCACGGCTCGAGGCGCTGTTTCAGGTCGGCGTCGAAGAACGATTCCGCGGCCGCGAACGCCTGCGTGCCGGTCGGGTGGCCGATGATCTGCGGGTGCGTGCGGAAGATGCGGCAGACCTCCTCGATCACGAACCGCGCAACCGCGACCGTCTCGCTGTCCGCGTTCGTGGCCGTGATTTCCTCGTACTTCCATTCCTTGTCGAGCACGGCGACGCCGCCGTTGCCGCCGGGCCCGTAGGCCGTGTCCCAGTCCGACTTGATCTGCCGGCGCTGCTCGGGTTTCAGCTCGTGCTCGCCGGTCAGAACGCCGTTCGGGCGGCGATCGGCCTTGAAGAATTTGACCTGGTTGGCGGTGATGATCGAGGAGAGGCCGATCACGTCACGGCAGAGGTCGAGCAGGTCCATGCCCTCGAGCCCGTCCCACGACGGGCCGACGATGCGCAGCAGCTGCGTGCCCGGCACCTCGACGATGCCGTCGCCGACCAGCACGCGAAAGGTCGGGTCGTCCTTGCCGTCGAACTTCGGCCGCACGCTGCCGGGCAGCAGCGGCAGGATCTCCTTCAGCTCGCCGTCGACGATGTTCAGCCAGCCGTAGGCGGTGCCGGTCGCGACAGCATGCAGCGTCATCGTCTCGCGCAGCTGGAACGATGTCATCCATTTGTTCGGCGCGTTGTGCAGCACCGCCCATTGCGCCGTGTCGCGCGCCTTGTCGGAGCTGCCGTCCTTCTGCAGCCGATAGACGTGCAGCGGCAGCTTGGCGACGTCCTCGGCGATGGCGCGCATGCAGGCGAGCGCGGTCGTGACCGAGAGCGCCTTGCGCCAGTGCAGATGCCCGTGTCCGCGCCCGGCCATGCCGAGCGTGGTGGTGAGCATCTCCACTTCTTCGTCGGTGAATTTCTTGGTCGCGGACGGAGCCGGCGCGAAGCGCTGCTCGATGTCCGGCACCCAGCCCATGCCGGCCTGG